ANGACTCNGAGCATGCGATGCTTATGTTGCAAACCGCTTCACCGTTGGGCATGTAGCGCATTTCGGGGTCTTGTCCGATGTTGCCGATGCCTATCCATTTATTTACTGATGCCATTTTGTTTTATCCTTTAGATTAACTCTTGCTGGAATGTTTCGCTTTTATCGAAACGACTAGACGCATGCTCAAGATTTATTCTCGCCTGCTTAAAATAACTATCCTTCAATTCAATCCCGATGGCTTTTCTGCCAAGTGAAACAGGGCTATAAACCTCACTGCCAACGCCCATGAACGGCGTCAATATGACCTCCCCAGGATTGCTGTAAAGCTCTACAAGCCGATCAATAACATCAAGCTGCAACGCATGAACATGCTTTTCATCATCCTCTTCTTTGCTGTCCCGAAACGGCAATACATTATCAATCCGGATGTCATCCCAAACGCTTGATGCGTACCGCTGCCAGATGTAGTGCGACAGCTTGTTATCCTTCGGGTCTTCGTGATCGTAGTATGTCTCGTTAAGTCTCCGCCATAATTCATCAGCTGTCAGATTACTTTCGTTGGCATTGTTATAAGCATTCAGGATATTTGGCAGAATTGGTGTATCACCATAGTATTTTTTTAGCCCATTCGGATGCGTTACGGGAACTTGATTTTCTCCCTTCTTCGTGAAAATCAAAACGTAATCCGGCATCGCGGTAAAGCACTGCGTGGAATCCTCTACAATCAATTTGTGCATTAGGCTTTTGACCATTGTGCGCATGCGAACCTTCAGCGGCTCCTTCCATATCGTGATTCTGTTTCGATACTCGAATCCATATTTTTGATGGATGCGGATAATCTCATGTGGAAAATCCCAAAGACGGCAAGAGTTATCGAACACGTCGGTGCAATGAACTGCGGTAATGCGGCCTGGCTTGGTTACCCGCGCAATTTCAGCTATGAGAAATTCATACTGCTCAAGAAATTGCTCCTTGTTTTCACAGTTTGAAAAGTCCCGTTCAGAGCTTGAATAATTGTATAGTCCGGCAAATGGTGGTGAATAAATTGATAAGTCAATCGATTCGTCTGGAATTGTTGGGAGTATCTCCATGCAGTCAGAGTTATAAATTGCATATTCGCTAGTCATGATTTGATCTTTTGTGTTCATTTTAGAAACTCCGGTAATTTTGCTGATTGATTGAATTCTTTAGATTTGATGCTGAAGTCTTGGTTAGAAGATGCGACTAGATTTTCATAGAGGTCTATCGCCTTGCCCATTTTTTGATTCAGCGCTTCAATGACGCGCTCTTGGCCTTCTGATATAACCATGTCACAGGTGACCTCATTCTTTTGTCCAAACCGCCAAAACCTTCTGATTGCCTGATAATACTGCTCATAGCTGAATGTCGGAAAGAATACGGTGTGGTTGCAGTGCTGCCAATTCAAACCCATGCTAGTCATCTTTGCCTTTGTAATCAGGCGCTTTATCTCGCCGCGCGCAAAAGAAACGAGTATCTCCTCTTTTTGTTCAATCGACATTCCGCCAATAATTTCTACCGCATCGCTATCAAGTTGTTTTAATAGAGAGCTCTCATCGTTCAGGTTGCACCAATAGACTGAAGTTTTTCCACCGGCAAGTGATACGGCTTTTTCGCACCGCGCATGAACAGTCAATTTTTGCTCTTCTCGAACCTCGGNAAGTCTTGCCGCTGGCATTGCAAATAATGCCTTCTGTCCGTCGATGCACCATGATTCATCGTTATGCACTATGTTGCTATTGATTATGAGCTTGGGTAGCACATAACGATCATCTGAAAACCCAATGTCAGATGGACGCTTGATCATAATTGACCACTGATTCACCCACGCAAAAAAGTCTTTCTCTGCATGCGGTTTCAAATAGAACTTCTCGCCGATGTTTCGGTTGTTGCTGTCTGCCGTATTTTGATTTGACTTAAAGAATTTCGTCAGCATATCCATGTATCCGAGATAGCCTAGCGCCTCGGAGCTGTTGCCAAGTTCAATAAAATCATTCGGAGATGGCGTGGCAGTGCTTAGAAAACGGTATGGAACCTTTTTAATAAATGCAATAACCTGATCTCTGATGCTACCGTTAAAGTTTTTCAAGATGCTTGATTCATCCAGCATGACGCACTGAAAGTCATTAGGATTCAAAAGATGCAACCTTTCGTAATTACAGACTACAATTTTCTTTGACATTCGCGCATCCCTGATATGTTCTATGTCGCCAATTCCTATCCTATTGGCTTCATCAATAAACTGGAATGCGACAGCGAGTGGAGTAAGAATAAGGACGCGACCATTGGTTTTCCTGACAATGTTTTCAGCGATGGATAACTGAATCAATGTCTTTCCAAGACCGGTATCGGCAAAGATTCCGATGCGGCCTTTCTGAACTGCTTTTGTAATGATGTGCTGCTGAAAATCAAACGCGCTATCGGGTATCCATATCGGATCGAATCCATAGTTACCAAGATTGTGTCGCTTGGCTTTGATGAAGTCTGAATAGCTACTTGGCACGGCAAGCACTTCAGTTTCAACTTTCAATTTCATTTCCTCTCTGTTGAAAATTCACGCAAAAGTCATCCGCCGATAAATGGCGCGCACTCGCTCTACATCACCCTTGCAGTAGTCAATGACTTTCTGCGGATCGACTGGCCACGTCTCGGCGACCATAGAGCCGTCGAAGTCACCTTTACCGGGTACGCCAAGTGCGCGGCATAGCTTGTCCAGGCCAACCCGCTTCTCACGCGATGGCGACCACATCAACATCGTGTCGGCGATGCACTTGTCCCATGGCTTCGCCGACATTGCCTTTGCCAGTGCTGGCGGTGGCCTGACGCCGAGGATGATGCTGCGATGCTTGAGAAATGGCAGGTCGAAGTCGGCGATATTGTGGCCGACGAAGGTGGCATCCATCGACGCCATGCCACCGTGATATTCGGTGCTGGTGTAGCTGGCGAGACGGGTATAGAACCGCTCCAACATGTCCGCCTCACCGCCACCTGCAAGGGCGTTTTCACTGGCCACCTGCTCATCATCGACAGCGAAGGCGATGCACGCGATAGAGCCGAACATGCCGTCAAAGCTGGTTTTCAGGCGCTTGTCCTCCATGCCGGCGTCAATTTCGGCATGCCGCGCCGCGATGTACTCTGCGATCTTGGCTTCGTCTTTGTAATTCGACGGCGCACGGACTGCCGCCTTCTCCTTATCAGCATCGGCGCGCAGCGAGTCCATGAGCTGGTCAGAATGGCCTGGCAGAGTTTCGATGTCGAGGTAGATATTCAAGATGGCTCCTTCGTGGTTAGGATGATCTTTCTGGCATCCTTGGCGGCAGTGAATTTGTCGGCGGCGGCTTTATCTTTCACGGCCTTGGCGGACTCGTATGCCTTCTCGAAGCGCGCTTTGAGTTCATCCAGCGTTGCCGCGTCATTGATTACAGCCAGGTGGTCAGCAACAGTGCCTTCATCCATGCCAACCGGCGGTGGAGTATCCGCTACCTCGCCAGACTCAAGCCAGTCAAGTAACGTTTTCCCGGTTTCCGGCGTAATCAATTTTGGATCGGCGTCCGTGAATAACCCAGTNCTATCCTTGGTGGCTACCGCATAGTGGCCGTCATGCACAATATCGAGTACCGTTGTAAATTCATATTCAACACCATCTCGTTGTTCTGCTTTCATGCCCAATTTAACCACCTTCTTCCGCCCGTTTTCCTCTGTTTGCGCGGTTTCCGTCTTGCTTCGCGCCGTGGCGATAATGTGCATCGGCGAACGTAGCATGGCGTCAAGAAAATTCCGGTGGCGCGGCGTAATGTCATTCCATGCCGACCAAGAGTTTCCCTTGTATCTAGCCCTGGCGACCTCATCAACCAGCTCAAGACACCCACCGACCCCACTCCATTCGTGCGTTATGCTGTCGATGATGAGAATATCGTATCCGGTATCCTCTGCTGCTTTTATCGCTTCAATGAACCGCTCAGGCGCATAAGGCGGGTTCAGTTCAAGAACATCAAATTCCGCAAGGTGAGAATAAAGTGATGCGCTCCCCTTTTCTGTGTCAATAAGGGCTATCTTTCCACCAATACCGACCGCAATTTGCAGGGCGCTATACGTCTTCCCCGCTCCACTTGGCCCTGTCAGTGCCAGCCGTAACTTGGCTTTCCTTCTCATGGCTTTCCCGAATTTCATCATGTAGCTCCCTGTCAATAAGTAGTTGCTGGCCTTGTTCGTACCGCCCGACTTCGGCCCACCAGCGCAGGCCACCGTCATCATCGTCGCCAAACATCACAGCGTCACCTTGGCCAGCNGCCATGCNTTGCGAAAGCCATAGCCTCGGCGAAGGTAATAAAAAAAGTCGGCGAGAAACTTGTATGCCGCGCTAACCCATTCGCCCATTGCTATCTCCTATCTGCCAGCGCAGCCCAATGCCGCGCCAGATGTTGCATCCCCGGTGGTTCATTGCCTAAAATGAAACTCTCCACGCCTTAATATCGCCTCTTTCTGATATGCAATACCAGCTTCTTCCGCGGTATCAAAATAACCTAAAATAACGAATTTTCTTGAAACTCTTATTCGAGCACAGAACTTTTTACATTTTTTCTGCGGCCCAATAACCCCTACCGGATACCTCCCTGGTTTTCTTTTTGCATTCCAAGTATTTTCCTCACTTGATGCTTCGCGAAGATTTGAAATTCGATTGTCCTTTCTCGATCTATTAACATGGTCTAGCATACCAACAGGCCATTGTTTATTTGTTATAGCCCATGCTATGCGATGTACAAGAATTCCACCTTTTGTTCCCATAAACCTAACCTGTACCATCAAGTAACCATTGTTCATTTCTGATCCTGCTTGCTTTCCAGCAAGAGTAGAATTAAATGCTTTAGCATATTTCGCGCTTTTAAAATGAGATTCGGGCCTTCTTTTCCAAAGAAGCAATCCAGTTTCTGGGGAATACTGAAAACACTCAATTAAAAAATCTATTGGTACGTTCATTACTTTCTCCAAAAAATTAAAAATTCAACCATACCGGGTAATGCGCTAAATATACTCTCAAGAATTTATTTGTCAATACCAAAAAGAATATATTTTTTATGCTATGATATTTCTATCCGATACTCAAAGGAATATAGTGCTGCTATGGACACGCCAATTCAAGTTGTGAATGCAATTCGAAGCCGGTATCGCTTGACCGACGCCAAGATCGCCAAGCTGGTAGAAAGCAACCAGCCTACCGTCTGGCGGATACGCTCAGGAAAAACCAAGGACTGCTCAGCCGACCTGTACCGAAAGCTCTGCGTGCTACGTGAGAAGCTGGGCAAGAAGTCAAAAAAACTCGGCGCTGGTGACACGGCGAAGTGATAACGATCAATCGGGCACCTGCTGCGCAGCAGGCTGGAGTGACGCAAGCCCACTCCAGACGCCCGACCCTTTAACCATGGCTTGCGGGAGGCTTGCAATGAATACACTGAATTACCAACTTTACGAAGCAAAAAAGGTAGCATGGATCGCCATGCACAAAGACGCCACCCATTCTGAATATGAGGCGGCCATGAAAAGGCTGGCGAAGGAGTGCGGGATATGAGCGGAGCAAGCCATGCGTGACTATTCAAAAGTATCTGGTCAGTTTTGGACTGGAAAAACCGGTAAATCTTTACGTGGCGACATGCAGGCGCAACTGGTCGCCGTGTATCTGATGACGTCACCTCACGCTAACATGATCGGCGTATTTCATTGTCCCATTATCTACATTGCACACGAAATAGGATGCCCCATAGAAGGGGCTACCAAGGGGCTTAAAACTCTTTGTGAAGGGGGTTTTTGCACCTATGATGAAGATACCGAAACGGTATGGGTGCATGAAATGGCTAAATTCCAGATTGACGAACAATTGAAGCCTGCGGATAGGCGTGTTTCAGGCATTCAAAAGTTATATGAAAACATGCCTGAAGGCCACATAAAGACTGGATTCTTTGAAAAATATAGGGAGTCATTTTTGCTTGTGGATAACTGTAAAAATAGCAAGCCCCTTACAAGCCCCTTACAAGCCCCTACGAAGCCAGAAGCAGGAACAGGAACAGAAACAGAAATAAAAACATTACCGTCGCCAGTCGGCGACAATTCTCTTAAAAAACCGTCATTCAGAAAACCGGATGACGTATCGGAATCAGTGTGGGCTGATTTTCTGACGGTGCGAAAAGCCAAAAAAGCGCCGGTAACCGAAAGCGGCATGGCTGGAATTCGCAGGGAGGCGGCTAAGGCGAATATCAGCCTTGAAGACGCCTTGAGAATTTCCGTAGAACGGAACTGGCAGGGATTTAGGGCGGATTGGTATGTTCCGCCAAAACTTGCGGGCAAAGAAGGCGCGTCGATTTTCCAGGGGGCGCTGTGATCTACGGAATCCAAACCCTGATCGCCATGCGTAAAGCCGGAAAGCGCCCGAATTCGCTTTGGGTGAACGTCGGGATACCCTACCGCAAGCCGGTCTATGCCGGTGACTTTGCCGACATGGAGCTTGTCGCCGTGGGTAGCCTTGCAACGGATGACTTTCGAGCATTCATCGGCTTGGATGTGACCTTGTACTCGCCGGAAGACTGTAAAACTTTTCTCGATTTAATCGAGAAAATGAAGGGGTACGCCAGCCGCTTGCTGGTGCTGTGTGGCGAGTACGGTATTGATCTTGGCTATGAATGGCATCCACTGTGGGGTCAGCATGACATCGGCGAAATTCGCTGGGCGGAGCAGTTCGAGTACGCAAGGACAAGTATTTGCCGGACGAAAAAGGAAACCGATGAGCGTATCCGGCTTGAAAACGAGGCGCTGGAAAAAGCGCCGTGGATTCTGACATTGAAGGGGGGCGCAAATGGCGCACATACTCAAAGCTGACGTTATCGATTTTTCTGCCTACATGGAGGAAACCGATACCGCCCACAATGTCCGCTCGGCCGCATCCTATGCGGATCAAGTCACTGAGTATTTTCACGGTGAAGAGTTATATCGAGGCTGCATGTTGCCGTGGAAAAAAACCCATGACAAGCTTGGCTTTCTGCCTGGTGAGGTGACGCTGTGGGGCGGCATGTCGGGGCATGGCAAGAGCGCGATTCTTGGACAGGCATGCACAGAGTTTGCCAGGACAGGGAAGCGGATCGTCATCGCCAGCATGGAAATGAAGCCAATGATTACGCTGGCGAGAATGTGCCGGCAGGAATATGGGCGCGTTCCAAGCGTCGAGGAAATCCGCCGGTTTCATACGTGGTCTGACAAGAAATTATGGCTTTACGATCAGCAGGGCGCGGTAAAGAGCGAACGCATGCTGGCGGTTTTGCGCTATAGCGTCGAAGTTTTGAAAGCGGATCATTTCGTGATTGACAGCTTAATGAAGTGCGGCATGGCAGAGGATGACTACACCGCACAAAAGCATTTTGTCGATCAGCTATGCGCTACCGCAATGGACGGAAACATGCACGTCCATCTCGTTGCCCACTCAAGAAAGTCGCGTGATGAGTTCACGCCGCCTGGAAAGATGGACGTGAAAGGCACTGGATCAATCACGGATCAGGTGAGCAATGTGATTACTGTCTGGCGAAACAAAAAAAAGGAAGCCGATGCAGCGAATGGGATTTATGCCGGATCAGAGCCAGATTGCCTGCTGATTTGCGATAAGCAGCGGAACGGTGAATGGGAGGGTAAAATTGGCTTATTCTTCAACCAGGATCGAATGAGGTTCGAGGAAAACTCAGGAGGTGCGTTTTGATCTGGCAAAAAGTCGGCACCCACGGCATGCAGTCCGGCGAGTACCGGGTAGCCAAGAACTTCGTCGATGGCTGCACACTCTACGCGCTGTACTTCGGCGATGAGCTTTTGAAGTGGTGCAACGACTTCGGCGAGTGCAAGGATGCAGCCGAAGCGCATGCCGGGCGGGTGGTATCTCATGAGTAACCCAACCAAGTCAGACAAAGCCCTATGGTCAGCAATGGCCGATTACGGCTGCATCGCCTGCCGCAAGGACGGCATCATCAACACCCATGTTTCGATACACCACATGGACGGCCGTACAAAGCCGGGAGCGCATCGCAAAGTCTTGCCGCTTTGCGCGCCGCATCATCAAACCGGCGGGCGGGATGCGCCAGCGATACATCCATTCAAAGCTCGGTTTCAGGCCAAGTATGGCAGGCAAGAAGACTTGCTGGCCGAGGTGATGGCGGAGATCGATAATGGCTAACGACATCATCCTATCCCTTGACCTTGGCACCNNGACNGGCTGGGCACTCCGCTCNGCCGANGGNTCNATNACCAGCGGCACCGAGAGCTTCAAGCCNGGNCGCTTNGANGGCGGCGGCATGCGATACCTCAGGTTCAAGCGATGGCTGAACGAGTTTCTACCAGAGGCCGTCAGCGCGGTTTATTTCGAGGAGGTGAGGCGACACCTAGGGGTAGATGCTGCGCACGCCTACGGTGGATTTCTGGCAACGCTCACGGCATGGTGCGAGCAGAA